GTCCGTCAATTTGGTTTGACTGGCGAATTGCCAGGACAAACAATAAGTCCCCAATATGGGGATTTTACAGGGGTATTGGATTATCATTCGGCGGTTAACGCCGTTTTAGCTGTGCAAGACGAGTTTATGGATTTGCCAGCTCAGATGCGGGCTCGTTTTGATAACGATCCCGCTAAATTAATAGATTTTCTAAATAATGAAGAAAATCGTGAAGAAGCGATCAAGCTAGGCTTGGTCGATATGCCCATTTCTACACCAGTAGAAACACCGGTCGGCGAGGTGAAACCCGCCGAAGCACAGTGACTTACTTGATGTAACTGTGCTAGGTGACACCAAAGACCACAAGGAGAAGTTATGCTACGTAGAAAACCTGTAAATAAGAAGATGTCGGCACGGCATTTTAAGCACAACGTGCGTCGTACTAAAGCACCTAATATGCGTTTAAACCCTATGCGTGGTGGTTGGAGGTTGTAATTGCCATGCTATCACCCGATAGCGGCATATCAAACAGTTGATGGGCAGGTTGTTTTTAGCGAAAGGCGATATTTCGACATTAGTCGATCGTTATCATTGCCTTGCGGTCAATGTGTTGGGTGTCGGTTAGAGCGTAGCCGTCAATGGGCTATGCGATGTTTACATGAAGCAAAGCTTCATGAGAATAATTGTTTTATAACGTTAACGTATAACGACGAATTTTTACCAAAAGATCGTTCGTTGCATTATCGTGATTTTCAATTATTTATGAAAAGGTTACGTAAGAAATATGGCGCTAACATTAGGTTTTACATGTGCGGAGAGTATGGTGAAAAGTTTGATAGACCTCATTTCCATGCCTGTATATTCGGATTTGATTTTTCAGATCGCCAGTACTGGAAACGCACAGGAAGTGGAAGTAAGCTTTATAGATCCAAAGAACTTGAAAAGTTATGGGAGTATGGTTTTTCGTCTATCGGAGATGTAAATTTTGAATCTGCTGCTTATGTTGCCAGGTACATTATGAAAAAGGTAACTGGTCAAGGAAAGCATGATCAACATTATAAATTTACTGATTTAGAGACAGGAGAAGTTTTAGAGAAGAAGTCCGAATTTAATAAGATGTCATTGAAACCTGGTATTGGTTATGAATGGTTTAAAAAATATAAATCGGACGTTTATCCACATGACTATGTGGTAATAAACGGCCGAAAGGTTCGGCCACCTAAATATTACGACTTGAAGTATTCAAAAGAGTCCCCATTTGAATGGGAAGAAATTCAGTTTAAGCGTGAGCAGTTAGCTAAAGCGAATTTTGAAGATAACACGGATGATAGATTGTTAGTTAAGGAAACTATAACTAAAGCCCGTGTAAGTATGTTAAAACGTGAGTTAATTTAGGAGTAATTATGATTTCAGTTATTGTTAGTGTTAGAGATTCTGCAGCGGAAGCGTTTGGTCGACCAATGTATTTGCAATCATTGGGAGTTGCTATTAGATCGTTTACTGATGAAGTAAATCGTGAAGATAAGGATAACCAGTTGTTTAATCACCCAGATGATTTTGATTTGTTTGAATTGGGTGTATTTGATGATTCAACTGGTAAGTATGAGATTAGGGATAACCCTAGTGTTATAGTACGCGGTAAAGATGTAAAAATTAAGTAATTCTTAAGGAGATAGTATGTTTCGTAATCGCTCGGTAGATGTTCATCAATTTGCTATGATTCCGAAGGCGGATATACCCCGCAGCCGGTTTAAAGCACAAAAGACTCATAAGACAACTTTTGATGCTGGATATTTAATTCCTATTTATGTTGATGAAGTACTACCAGGCGATACGTTTAATTTAAAGATGACGGCGTTTGCTCGATTGGCTACGCCGTTATATCCAATCATGGATAACATGCATTTGGATAGTTTCTTTTTCTTTGTACCAAATCGTTTGATTTGGAATAATTGGCAGAAGTTTATGGGAGAGCAAGAGGATCCGGGCGATTCGATTTCTTATACTGTTCCACAGATTGTAAGTCCTGCCAATGGGTTCCCTACGGGTGGTTTATATGATTATATGGGTTTACCTACTGTTGGACAAGTAGGTACTGGTAATACTGTTAGTGTGTGTGCGTTTTGGCCACGTGCATATAATTTAATTTATAACGAGTGGTTTAGAGATCAGAATATGCAAAATTCTGTGACTGTTCATAAGAATGATGGTCCAGATACGTATACTGATTATGCATTATTAAGACGTGGTAAACGTCATGATTATTTTACTAGTGCATTGCCTTGGCCACAGAAAGGTGCATCCGTTACGTTACCTTTAGGTACTACTGCACCAGTTTATGGTAATGGTAAAGCTATTGGACTACAAGCTTCAGGAAGTACTTTGTATGGTTTGGCAGGTGACCCTTCTAATTTAAGGGGTCGTCAAGCTGCTTATAATGTAAATAGAGGTACTGTTGTAACCGCTGGTCCAGATATTGATAGTGCTTATACTGTAGGTTTAGCTACTACAGGCGAGAGTGGTATTTATGCTGATTTAAGTGCAGCTACTGCAGCCACTATTAATCAGATTCGTCAATCGTTTCAGATTCAAAAGCTTTTAGAAAGGGATGCACGTGGAGGTACACGTTATACTGAAATTATTCGCTCTCATTTTGGAGTTATTAGTCCAGACGCTCGTTTGCAGCGTCCTGAGTATCTTGGTGGCGGTTCCACTGTTATTAATATCAATCCTATTGCCCAGACAAGTGCGACCAATCTTTCTGGAGGTTCTACAGTTTTGGGTAATCTTGCGGCTATGGGCACGGCACTCGCAAGTGGTCATGGCTTTACGCAAAGCTTTGTAGAACATGGTGTTATTATTGGTTTAGTGTCAGTACGAGCTGATTTAACATATCAGCAAGGTTTACCACGGATGTGGAGTCGTTCGACACGTTATGATTTTTATTTTCCTGCTTTTGCTACTTTAGGTGAGCAAGCAGTGTTGAATAAAGAGATTTATGCGACCGGCGCGGCCGCTGATAACAACGTATTTGGTTATCAAGAGCGGTGGGCTGAGTATCGTTATAAGCCATCGCAAATTACTGGTTTATTTAGAAGTACTACTGCAGGTACTTTAGATGCTTGGCATTTGGCACAAAAGTTTACTGCTTTGCCAACATTAAATAGTACGTTTATACAAGATAACCCACCAGTTTCACGTGTTGTAGCTGTGGGTGCTGCTGCCAATGGTCAGCAGTTCCTATTTGATTCGTTTTTTGATATTACAATGGCTCGTCCAATGCCAATGTATAGTGTTCCTGGTTTGATAGATCATTTCTAATATGGGATTATTTAGCGGAGTTATTGAATCAGTTGGTAAGGTTTTAAGTGCACCAAGTGTTGTACCCGCTTTTATTGGCGGTGGTGCAAGCCTTTTAGGCGGTGTTATGACTAATCAAGCACAAGCTGGGCAAGCTTCATCTGCCCAAGCTTTTAGTGCTGCTCAGTCTCAAGCTCAAATGGATTTTCAGGAGCGTATGAGGGCTAGTCAATATCAAACTGCGGTAAAGGATTTAGTTGCTGCAGGCCTTAATCCCATGCTAGCTTATACACAAGGTGGTGCCGGTACGCCGTCCGGAAGTGCGGCTGTTGGACAACAGGCTTCGTTAAGGAATCCTGCAGATGCGTTAGCTTCAAGCGCTGCGCAATTAGGTAATATAAAGGCTGATTTAGAGTTAAAGCACGCCAATACCGTTGAATCGTATGAGCGTGCAGATATGTATAGTGCAGATACTAAATTAAAGTTATTAGAGGCTCCGAATGTTTCACAAAGGTTGAAAAACCTTATTTCGGAAGAGTTGTTAAATGATGCTCGCAGGACTGCTACTAATGCAGAAGAAGCCGTAAGGCGTGTAGACGAGCAGATTAAGCGATTGGGTGATTTGCCAGAGGCAAAATCAAAAGGTGCATATTATGAGAAAGCACCTTATAACCCATTTGCTTTAAGAGATTTATCTCAGGCAGGAGCGTCTGCTGCCGGTATAGCTCGTAGTGTTAGTAATATGTTTAGACCCAGTGTCGGTAAGCAACCGATGCCTTACCGTGGTAGATAATATGAAAGATAAAAAAGTTCCTTTTTTACGTACACCATATAATTATGATGTTGATAAAGTTTCTGATGAGACTGGTCTTTTATGTGAAGACCCGAGTTTGGCTCAACAGAATTTTAAAGAAGAGACGGACATAAATTATATTGTCCGTCAATTTGGTTTGACTGGCGAATTGCCAGGACAAACAATAAGTCCCCAATATGGGGATTTTACAGGGGTATTGGATTATCATTCGGCGGTTAACGCCGTTTTAGCTGCGCAAGACGAGTTTATGGATTTGCCAGCTCAG